CTTACGTTTTGCTTTCATTTTATCAGACTCACCCTTTTTAGGATCACCAGCTGTACTTGCACCTTGCTGACCAAATCGAATTGTTTTAACTTTGTCACCATCTTTAGCAACAACAATATGACTTTTGGTAGGATGAGAAGGAGTACCTTTGGCTTTATTAAAACCGGCTACACCAGCGTTCTTTAAACGTGGATCTTTTTCTTCAGTATATAATTCACTAATATATGTTTTAAAAGTTTTCATCTAATATCTCTCTAGTGATCGTAATGCTTGCCATTATCGTGTTGACTATGGACTTTAAAGTGGTGTACTGTATAGCCGTCGGATGTTTTATGTGATTTAACATGTTTTAATTTAGTTCCAGCTGGAAGAACTGTTTCTTTTTCAGGATGGTTGGACTGTTGGCGTGCGCCTTCGCCGTCTATATGAACGGCTTTAGTTTTCTTATCGGCGTGAATTGCAAGAATATGTCCGCTTCCAAATTCTTTTGCTGATTTATGATCATGTGATGTAGACATATGAGCTGGGTTGTGAATTATACCTTTTGGATGTTTTGCAGCTGCTGCACCAAAGTCGTGATGTGAACCGTGATACAAAGTTATTTTTTTACCAAGAGGTTTAGAATGTTTATGGATTGTGTGATGCACATGGGCTTCGCTATTGCGAATATGTTTTTGCTCGTGACGATCAGGAAATTCACTGTGGTCATCCCAATGCGAATGGTCCATTTTATGTATTTTGTGCTCGTGAGCAGCTTTTTTACTGTAGCCTTTGTGATGATCAGGACTTAATCCTTTTTTATGCTGACTTATTAAATGCTCATTCATTTCTGAAGAGTTACGTTTAAAATGACCGAAAGCTTCACTCTCATGATTGTCATCATGTGCGCGAGAAGAATGGTTTGATAGATGTTCACTGTGATCTGTTTTATTATGACTCGCAGCGTGATCAGCTAAAGATTTTTCATGATCTGCTTTAACGCCAAAAGCTTTTTTAACTTTTTTTATTATAGATTCGTTAGTATCTTTTTTCTTTTCTTTTTCTTTTTTCCTGTCGAATGAAGTATCATGAGCAACAAAAACGTTTCCATCTTTATCTTTATCAAAGCCAGGTGTAGCCTTATCTTCTTGTTCTGCTATATATTGTTTAAAAGTTATCATTTTTTTACCTTAGAAGCTAAGTCTTTATCAGCTCCTCCCCAAGTACCAGAAGACTTTGTAATGAAAGAATTTACCCTAGCATGACCCCATTGTTGTGGAGTTGTGCCAGGTTTATGTCCAGTACGCCATGCCGCAACACCTCTATTATATACTTTACGCAAAATACCTGCGGCCATACCCGATTTTTTTGCTTTATCTGCTAAAGATTTACCTGCAGCGTCTTCTCCTAAGAAATCAAACTCTTCGTTTGTAAAACCCATTGCGCGTGCTTTCTTTGTATGCTTTGACTCTTTAGTCTTAGCATCTTTATCTCCTGGAGCAGGTTTATAAGCAGCTGGATTACCATCATCCATCTTTGCGCCTTTTTCAAAATGACGTTCTCTGTCATCTTTTTGTTTTTTAGGAATGCCTTTATAGTAACTAGCGTTTTCTGTAAACTGAATAAATCTTTTCATACTTTCACCACGTCGTTTGGGGTTCTAAAATTCTTTTTGCGCATAATAGTTTTATGCGTAATCTCAAATTCACCTTTGTTATAATGAATAACAATAGGCAAATTTAAATCTGTATCAATATCTTTTAAAACAGCTTGCACATCAGGCCCTAACTGTTTAATTGATTTGCCTTTTCTCTTAGCAATCTTTTTAAACAGTTTCTGAAGCTCTGCTATCTTAATCTCTGGTTTGTTTCTTGGATCATTCATCCTATCTGCGAAATGTCTAGAAAACTCGATATCGATATTGTACTTATTAAGCAGTTTATCACCAAATTTTTCTAAATCAGTAATCTGTCTCTGAGTTACTCTTTCGCAAAAAAGCTTAAATCTTAACATTTATTAACTCTTTTCTGACTTCATATAATCTCTTGCGGTATCAATATAATCAGTGGCCTTAGTAATTTTGCCTTGAACCCATTCTGGTAGATTATCATCATCGCCTAGCATATTAGACAATTCAGTTGCAGCATCTATCATAGTGCGCAAAGATGTCTTAGCCATGCTTCCTTCTTGATCGTATTCACCAGGATTTTGGTCTTTTGCTTCTAAGAATGACTTAAACTTTTTCATGAAGTAGCTCCTGATTTAGTTGGCTTTACCGGTGCATTAGCTCTTTCTCTTGCTTTAGCTTTTGCAGCATCGTATCTTGCTTTCATCTTAGTAAGTCTTTCACGATCTTTATTCTTTTGTTCGGCTTTTTTAGCTTTTTTCTCAGCTGCGTCTGCTCTCCCTGCTACAGATGCTCTTCTGATACCCTTACCGGCTAGGCGTGTTCCACCTACAACTGTTTTAGCAGCGCCTTTAAATACGCCTGATAAAGCTGATCCAACAATACCTTCATCTACATCTTCTTTAGGTACACAATCTGGTACCATCTTATCGCCTTTTTTCTTCATTCCTACTTGTTTATGAGTATCCCAACAAGCTTCGTCAACTGCGTTGCAATTACAATGCTCACAAGTTGGTGGGCAATCGCAATCTTCTCTTTTAACGTCGGAACCACAACATTTATCTGAGCAATGAGTATCTCTTGCTTCAATAACAAATTGTTTAAAACTAAGCATTGGGAGTGTCCTTTTTAAATCTATTAACTAATTTATCAGTACCTTGTTCTCCTGCACCAGCTTCTTCGCCGTAATTAGCTTTTAATGATTTATTTGAGCCGTATCCGTCACCCTTATCTTTATTAAGTCTATCTCTTAAAGCTTTTAAATCAGCCTTTAGTTTAGGTTCATCACCAACTTTTCTAAGTCCTGACTTAGTAATAGACTTAACAGAAATATCCATCTCGTCTACCTGGGCTTCATTTTTCTTATCATTTCTCGATGCCCATACTGCTTTACGTTGAGCATCTGAAGCATATTTCTCATTCGTATTTTTCTTTGAGCGTTCTTTATCCATCATTGCTTTAATCTTAAGAAGTTTATCTTTATCGCTATCTGTCACATCTGGTCTTTTTGTAAAAGCAGTTTGTCCATCAGGAATAGTAGCTTCTTTTTGTAAAGCCTTTCTTAACTTATCGGCAGCTCTTGTATTATACAGTCTGTCGCCTTCTCTGCGTTTTTTCATAGTCTTAAGTTCAGGAGAATGATCAGCTCTATTGCCGTCTTTATCTTTACCTCTAAGAATTTTAGCAGCTGCAGAGTTTGCTGCACGATCTGCACTGTAATCAGCTTTCTTTTTATAGCTCATCATTGTTTCAGGCGATAACTCGTCAAGTTGTGCTTCACCAATGTACTCATCTCCAGCAACATATCCTGGCCGGTTGTTTGCAGCCGGTTTTGGTTTAACTTTAGTAGGATTTCTTTTGGTTGTAGTAATAGATTTAATGCTTGTTGGCTTAGGGTCCATATGCTTTGGTTGACGTACACCGTTTGTTGACTCTTTCATTCCGTGCTTTTTTCTGAAATCAGCTAAATCTTTTTCAGCTTCTGCCGATCTTTTCTTTGCAGCTTCTGCATCTTTAACATTGTCGGAATGCATTTTATTTACATCCATTCCTTTTCTTTTTAGTTCTTGAGAAAATCTTGCACGACCAAATGCTTCGTTTTTAGCAACAATGTTTAACAAAGATCTTTGAGTTGCTGCTTCTTCCACGTCATTTTTTTCTATTTCTTTATCAACTACGGTTTTACGACGCTTAAATTTTCTTTCGCTGTCTTTTGGTATTTCACCAATTTCTTTTTTATCTTTAATCTTTTCGTTTGCGAGATCTGCTAAATCAGCTGCTTCTTTCTTAGGCATACGTGCTGCAAGATCAGTCGTCGATACACTGGTTTTTCCTTTAGCATTACGTTCCTTTTCTTGTCGTTTCTTTGCCATCGCTGTGGCCTTTTGAACGTCAGCAATCGATAGCTCTTTGATCTCTTCTTTTTCCTTTTTAACTGGTGCGTCTTTTGACATGGAACCTGACTTAACTACGCCTGAGTTTTTAATTTTATTAATTAACTTTAGCCTTGTGTTTTCTTTAAAGCTTTGCATATCTTCTCGTCCTTGTTCGCTACTAACGTAATCTTCTGTTGTTTCTAATAAATTGAGGATCTCATCAAAATCATCAACACTTTCTTCCATTTTAGGTTTATACATTCTAAAACGTTTATCGAATTTTGGTTTGTTATCTTTATCAAGAAGCATATGAGGACGCTTGCCTTGTCTTTGACCCCACATTGTTGCTTCATTTAAATTATTATCTACCATGCTTGATAAAGAAACAGACTCTTTCTTAGCATGTGTTTTTCTTGCGCGTTCAGCAGTTTTGACACTTGGCAATAACTTACGAGCCATAGCATTCAATCTAGATGCTGGTAACTTAGAAATTCTTTTATCGATGACTATCTTTTCACCAGCGCTCATTTCAGCATATCTTTTATTTTTAGCGAATTTGGCTTTTAAATTGCGTATAGCTTGTTTACGTGCTCTCTTTTTAAGTATTTCGACTGATGCCATTCTGCGGGCAGCTTTTTCTCTACCTCTTTTAATCTTAAAACGATTTTTACGCATTGTAATACCGCGTGCACGTCTTTGCATTCTGGTTAAAAGAGCCTCGTTAGTCTCTTCTTTTTCATCCAATGTAGGTTCTACATCTATATATTTTGAACTGTCAAAATTCTTAGAATTTTTCTTTTTAGATTTTTCATCTGTTTTAACGTCTTTATCATCAGCCATGAGAGCAATCCTATTGTATTGAGATTTATTTCTATTTATAATATTTATGAAAAGAGGGTATAAATTCATAATTAGTATGAGAACTTTCTTGCCATATGGTAGATTCCCTTAACCATCCTATAGCTGGTGTAGGTGATGCTATAGTTAAAGGCATTGCAGTTCTGCGCTGTCTTCTAATAAAATAATCATTATCTATTGCGCTATGAACACCTTGTATGCTCAATTCATTGAGCAAGAACTTAGCAGTTCTTTTAGTTATTGCATAAGCGTGAGCTCCTTCGTGCCCGTCAATTCTTATTAAATCATTAGGAACACCAGCAGATTTGTGATCGTATCTATCTTTATCTTTAACTTTGTAACCAAGAACAACGATAGTATTTTCTGGTATTTGTATAGTTACTGGTTGTAACATAACTGCGTCATGTTCTAAAACTATACCTACATCGTGGTCAGACTTAGCAATTTTCTGCCATATCGCAAAATGACCAGCTGTAGCACACATAGCTTTATGGCCAGTAGAAGGGTTATCGATGTGACTGTATGTTTCTACAGGTAAACCAGGGATATTTAAAGTATTAAAAGCCATCTTTCCAGACATGTTTTGAAACCCGTTAAAATACTCCCAATCAAGTCCTATATTGTTGCAGCTATCAGAACAAACTTTAGCATATTCATTCGATGTTTGAGTATCAATCTTTAATATGTAAGCTTTCATACATAAGTCTCTTCTAATAATTCATTATACAACTTAACATCTGAACCAAAGAATTTGTTTAAATTATCAGTGGCAAACTCGTTAAACTTTATTTCGTTATCTCTGTTTTTTCTAAAGTCTGTCTTATGCTGTGGTAACATATGTGTTACCGATAAGTCTAATTCTCGCATTAATTGACTTAAATCATTATGAAAGTTTTGATACAACCAATACTCTCCTACAATTTTGTTATCGATTTTTAAAAAAGATGATTGTAATATACCAGAGTTAGGTTCACCTATAAAAGGACCGTTTGATGTCCAATCGTTGTATTGTTCAATGCTCGCTTGAGAACCAGGTTGTTTCCATTTTTTATAAAAGTAGTAAAAACTTTTTTGTCTATCGACTGGATCTCTTATAACACAAATAGAACGATATGATAATGCCTGTTCTTTCGTAATAATATTATTATCAATTATATCTTGCAAAGTAAAATGATAAAATTTGAAATGAGTTTTATATCTATTAATAATATCCTGACTCAATGTTCCTTTTATATTACTATCTTCTACTGGCGTGTATATAGCATCAGGATCGGGAATGTTTTTAATAAAAAACTCTGATAAGCTGCTACTAGCGGTTTTCGGAGATCTTAAAAATATCAATTTATATTTGTGAGATATGTACATTATAAACCCTTATCATATGTTATACTATTTGCATGGCCGGTTGATCCCCATTTATGATCGGCATAAACCTTATCAGGTCCATCATATCTTTTAGCTCCGCCAATGTAAAACAAAGGAATGAAGTAATGACTGGGCCATACTGTAAGTTGATGCATCCAATGCGGAACATGACGAGCTAAGAATAGATTTCCAGTTGATCTAAAAGGTTCTGGGCTTAATTCGTTTGGTGTTAATATATGTAATGTATCTATGACATGTTTTACGAAAGCATTACCTGGATTACATGCCATAATAGGTTGAATAAAGTTTTGTCTTCCTTTTTCATTTTCATAACAAGAATAAGCATGATCTTTTGGTGAAGTAAACAACTCATCAGTATTTTCTAAGCAAGTCATATCAGCTTCTGGCCAAAAGCCACCTCTTTCATATAACAATTCATATCTTATTAAGTCTGATACTCCTGGCCACTTTTGCATTGCATAGTAACGATCAATTAAATGTTGGTTATGCCATTTACGATTATGAAGCATACTATCATCAAATATAGAATATTCCCAGTCAGGATGTTTATCTCGCCAAGTGTGCATCCATGTAAGCGGAGCAGGCTTAGGTCCTATCCAAATCTGTGTCAGCTTCTTTTCAATATTCACTTTTGCACCCACCAAATAAAATCATCTTCAACGTTCCAAGAGTTTTCACCGTAAAATTCTGTAACTGCTTTTTGTACAGTAGGGAAATGAATATCATGTCCAAATACAATACCACCTTCTCGTACTTTACTATCCCACGCTTTAATATCACGCAAACAACCTTCATATCCATGATCAGCATCGATGAATACAAAATCTAATGAACCATCATAAACCGTCTTAGCAGCTTCTGTGGTATAGTCTTTAATTATATCAGTTCTATCTGGGTGTTTTATTGAAAATTCTCTCATATCGTCATAATATGCGTTATGATTCCAAGCATGACCATGTTCGCCTGGAGTCCACTTTTCTGGACCATTATTTTCTGGTTGTGGCTCGTATAAATCTACACCGATTAAATGTAAATTCGGACAATTATTAATTAAATATTTGTAGTTAACGCCATCGTGAACTCCTAGTTCTGCGCCTCTTCTCCAACCGTTAGTATTTACGAATCTTGCTAATGTTTGCCACCTATAAACATTACCGCCATCATTACCTCTATCACGTATTCTTCCCATAATATTTCTCCGTTGAATCAAAAAAAAGGTAGACAACTTAATGCCTACCCTTTATTTATACGGATTTATAAAGTTATTACTTTCCGCCTTTTTTCTTCTCACCTTTAGGCTTTACGTAAGTGTGGTCTGGATCGATCATAGGTCAGCCATTATTTCTTTAAGTCTTTTCTTTGACTTGCCTTTAATCTTTTTACCTGGAACAGATAAACCATCTCCGCCATCACCTACAACGACAATAGCAATCATGCCCATTGTTTTATGTGGTGAACATTGATACAAATATACACCAGGTGTATTGAACTGCATCTCAACTACTTTATTTAATTTTGATTTCTTAGGCAACTTCCATCCGTCTGGTCCTGCAATAAATTCTACGTTATGACCTTTTGATGTTGGTATCCATGTGATAATCTCACCCACTTCGATACGTGTAATATCTTGTGAGTAAACCATCTTAGCGCCATCGTCGCGCTTGTTTAACATTTCGATTGTTACGTCTGCGTTTGCTGCGCTCACTGTAAATACTGCGGCGAAGACTGCTAAATAAAAATAAAGTGTTTTCATATTATATCCTAACTTGTTTTATACATGTTGTGTTTGAATTCTGAGATTTCATCAGCTTTATCATACATACCCATTTCTCTCAACTGCTTAATACTCATGCAGTAACTTCTATATTCCATTAATTTCATAAATCGTTTAAACATTACGTTTCCTCTTTGTTACAGCTTCTTACAGTCGAAGTATGATTTTTCTAACTGTACTGGTACACCGCCTTGTGCGATACACGCTTCTTTCCATGTGGGTTCTTTAAACTTAGTAATCACTGCATAAAACCCAAATGCTATGCATATTAATATTAGAGATGTCATTACCACAAACATATAGAAACCTAATTTCTGTACTACTTGCGCTGAGATCTCGAGGTGTTGTTCACCAACCATTAGATCGCAAACATTAATAATAATGCTACTAAGAATGCAAAGATTCCTAATGCTTCTGCAAATGCGACTCCTACAAACATTGTACCAGTATCCGGCTTCTTAGGCATTACTTTAAGTACACTACCAACAATCATTCCTACTGCGATGGCTGCGCCACCCATACCAAATGTTGCTAACCCTGCGCCAATTAATGCGCCCATTGTTGCTATATCACCAGTCATTATTTACTCTCCAACATTAATCTTCTTGCTTCTTCTACATATCCTTGACGATATAATTCACTTGCAGCTCTTGCTCTACCTGCTGACTCACCAAATGCCCATAAGAACATTCCAAGAGCAACTAAGCCTTTTGCTAATAATCTAAAAAATTTTGGCATTCTTACTGGTTGTTCACCTGCGATTTCCATTATACAAAACCTTTTAAGTTAGAGTTAGTTGATGCATATGGTAAAGTATCGCGTTTACGATTATCTTCCCATGTGTCGTTTGCGATCGAGCGAATGTCTCCACGACTGATACCAATGTCGCTAAGTTCGCGATCTGTTAATCCTTGGAGGGTTTTGAATGTTGCTCGTGCTTCTCTACGCTTAGCCATTGCTGCGCCGAATTTTTCGAAGAAGACTACAACTTTGTATGCAAATACTGATGCTGCAGATGATTCGTTATTTAGTGTGTGTGCCATTCTGGTACCTTTCCTAATAAGTGTTAAACTGTTTTACAATTTTATTTATTAAGGAAATTGGTAAATTAGCATGCCCTATTTGGCATTGCGGTTATGCACCAAGTGAAAATGTGACAGTTTGTCATTTTATAAATAAAATAAAAAAAGAGGTTGCAATGTCTAGTATTCATTATTTAAAAAGATCACAGAACGAAGCAGTAATCAAAGTATACGTAACAGACTCATCTGGCGATACTGTTGATGTTGCACTATCAGACCTTGCCGCTGCTGGCGAAACTTTTGATTCGGGTACAGCTTCTGTTACAATTAAAGAAATATTTTGGGGTTGTAAAGTCAACAAACACGTAGATGTATCTAGGTGGGATGGCGCAACTGCTCACGGACATTATTATTTTGTTAACTCTGGTTCTCATGAATATACAGGTTTCGTAGACAATGTTTACTCAGGCAGAGATATACGCATCATTGGCGACGGACCATTCCACGTCATTATGAAACTCACTAAAGAAAGTGGTTACACGTCTTAACCCAATCGTCTTTCTAAAACTCTCTTAACTTGAAGCATAAGAGTTTCTTCTGTATTATTAACCCCGGACCATTGAGATTTAGGGTTAATATATTTTTTAGTTTTTTCTTGATAGTTCATATAACGAATTAACGCTTTCAACAAAGCAGAAAGCAACATGCGATTTCTTACAAGAACTATCTTTTTCATCACGCGTTTGATGTTTTTATGCAGAAGAAAGCTGGTACAGGACCAGAACCAAACCCATTACCAAGATTAAGTCTACGAGCTAACTTGTTTGCTTCGTTCTTAGCAATTCTTAATTCAATTCTTGTATTCCATTTTGTTTCTACGATATCGTATTTCTTTTTATTCTTCAATGAAGTAAACACTACGTAACTCATGAAATCCCTCCTGCACCGAACAATGATTTCTTATCAACTCTGCCAAGTGGACCTTTATCAAATACTGGACCATTATCATCACTAAAAGAAACGGAAGGTCTTGGCATTGTATTAGCAACTGCTGGAGCTTGACTTAAATTTTGTGCTCCATCTTCAAGATCGTATAGTTGCATCTTAGCTCTATCAATACCTACAACAAATCTACGATAGTAACTTAAATCACCCCATCTATTCTTTAATTGTTTAATCATAAGCTGGCCTAGATTATCTAATTCTTCTGTTGTAATTAGACCTAATATGCAATCAGCAGTATGTGTTATTCCCATACTTTCAGAAGTATTAGTAAGATCAACGTCAGTATTCCCGTACCCGTCACGATTAAATTGAGACGAAGTAATAACAGCACAATTGTATTCCATCGCAAGACCACGTACCTCCTCTGCAATTGACTTAACTAATGTATATGAATTAGCTGCAGCAGCACCTTTGACACGAGCTGATGCACATATGTTTAGATAATCAATCATAATAATATCTGGTTTGAAGTTACGTTTCATTCGTAGCTCTGTTAAGAGATGACGAAAGTGACCTACGTGTGCAGAACCTGTTGGGAATTCTTTAACAACTAACTTGCCAGTTGATTTGCCTTTGATGCGTTCCATACGTTTGTAGTATACATCGCGTGGCATTTCAGCTACTTCATCAATAGTAACATTAAGCATATTAGCATCTATGCGTTCTGAAATACGTTCTTCAGCCATTTCCATAGTAATATATAATACGTTTTTACCATGAAGTAAAGCTGCTGCTGCGGCATGGCATTTAACTAAAGATTTACCGCCACCAGTTGTAGCCAAAAGAACTGTCATTGATTTACGAGGCAAACCACCCTTCGTAATCTTATTCATAATATCTATATCAAAAGGAATACGCTCTTCTTTCTTGTGATAGAAGTCATAACGTGCTTCATAGTCTTCAAGAAAATCATGGCCTACACTTGTATCAAAGCTTATACCTAATGAGTCCTGAAGTAGCGCTGGTAAACCGTCTTTACTTAATTCAGTTTCTGATCCATCAACAACTAAGATTGCTTTACGGATTGCATTGTATAGATCTCTATCTTGGCAAAACTTCTCAGTTTCTTTAACTAGCCAATCAAAGTCTGTTTTCTCATCAACTTTTAGTGTATCTACAGAGGACATTACGTTTTTATACGTATCCTCGTTCATATCTTTCTTTTTATCAAGTTGTAATTTTAGAACCTCTATTGATGGAGGATCACGATATTCATCTACATACTCGGAGTAAGTGTTGAATATCTTTTGAAGATTGTGGTCTTCAAAGTAATCTGTTTTAATATAAGGATATACTTTTCTAAAGTAGTCTTCATTAAATATCAGATTAGATAGTACTGTTGCTTCGATCATTATATATTCCCAGAATTCTAAGTTGAATTGTGGCGAGCAACATAATTACCCGCCACAAATTTATAGTAAAACATTAAGTTGAAAATGTCAACCTTATTCGACTGAGGTCTCTTCAATAACTTCGTCGTCATCGTTTCTCATGATCGAACCACCAGCTCCGATTGTAAAGTGACTCTTGATGTAAGAAGCAAAATTAGTTTCTTCAAACATTTTTAGCCAAAACTCTTTATTATCGTTAACTTCTTTGGCACGCATAAGCTTTTCAGATATGACTTCACCAGTTTCAGGATTAATAGCTTCATACCATCCAACTTTAGGCTTGTTAAGATAGCCACCTTTTTCAGCCACATCCATTAGACCCGACCATTTCATAATACCACCATCCCATGACACTGAGATTGGAATCTTAGATTTTTCCTTAACGTGTCTTGATTTTTCGATATTAATAACGAAGTGATAGCCTTGAATTTCTGTACCAACTTTATCTTGTTGGCGACCGATAATCCAAATAGCATCTGCTGAATAATAAATGCCTGTACCGCCAGAAATAATATCTTTAGGATATAGACCGATCTCTTTGTATGTGTGGTTAACAGCAATGAGCGGAATATCTTTAAGATTAAGATGCGGCGTAACAATTCGAAACAAAGACTTAAGAGCTTTTGCTCGAGACATATCTGCAACTGACTTACCATCAAGTGCGTCATCTACTTCTTTCTTAGAAGCTAAGTTACCAACAGAGTCAATAACAACGATAACTTGTTCACCCTTTTCAACTTGATCAAGCTGATGAGAGATATCAAACTTAAGTTCTTCAACATTTGTAATTGGAGTATGTACTACACGATCCATATCAATATCGAAAGATTCGAAGTAAGCTTGAGGTGTACCAAATTCTGCATCATAAAATAATAGTACAGCATCTGGATTTGCTTTCATATAAGCACCAGCCATCAACAATGCGAATGCTGATTTAAAGTGCTTAGAAGGACCTGCTAATACTAGCAAGCCTGGAACAACACCGCCATCAATTCTACCTGATAACGCGACATTTACCATTGGAACCTGTGTAGGTGCCATGTCTTTTTTGCCGTAAACTTTAGAGTCCATAAGAGGAGCCGTCATTTTAATCGTGCTGTTTTTCACTAGTTTGTCTAATAGACTCATATTATTTTCCCTCTACAATACTATATAATTTAGTCTTATAGGCCTCGATCTTACTTACTCGATCAGGCCAATAAATTGTTGATTTTTCTTCGTTCTTACAAAGATTATCTAAGAACGGAGTAATTGATTTATATAGAAGTTCTAGACGATATTCAAAGTCGTCAGCAGCTACTTTAGCATCATTGAGTTGGTCCTCAAGTGATTGTTTTTCGTTACTGACTTCTTGAATTTTTTCCTCGGCCGCAGCTTCTTTTTCCTGAAGCTCTTCATCAATGAAGCTGAAGCCGAAGTCAAAATCTAAAACCTCTTCGTAGGTTTTACTAACCATTCGCTAGTTCCTTAAAAATTGAGAGGTCGTCGTCATCATCGTCCATAGGTACACTTGCCGCTTGAGCTGGCATAGCTTCTTTTAAAGTAGGTTCTGGGGCCGACTTATTACCGAAGCTGCTTAGATCTAAATCATCATCTTCTTCAGCTGTAGAAGGTGTCGAAGCTTCTTCATCAAGAGCAAGAACTCTGTAAAGTTTTGCTTTCAATTCTGAATATGATTTAAAGTTCTTTGGATCAACCATGTCTTGCAACTTGTGCTGTTGATTCCAAATACGTTCGATCTCTGAATCATCATCAGCAATTGCTGATACGCTATCAAAGTCTGATTTATCATAGTTGGGATAACCAGCTACTTTTTGAATCTTGAGACGGAAGTTAGCACCTTCCCAGAAATCAAACGGATTGATTGCTGTTTCATCGTCGAACTGTGGGTTCATCAAATCGTTCAACTTTTCAAAGATCTTTGCACCAAACTGGTACATGAATACTTTGCCGTCGTTTTCAGGATTTGCTGAGTCTTTGACAACTAAAACGTTTGCGAAATACTTAAGACGACGCTTTTGCTTACGAGCAATTTCTTTATCAGATTCAATACCTGAATTCCATAGTTTAGAGTTATACTCTGAAACGGGATCGTCTACGTTAATAGTTGTAAGTGAGTTTTCGATATACCATAAGCCTGTTGGGCCTTGGAAACCGTGATCCCATACACGAACAAAAGGCATCTCTTCACCTTGTGCTGCTGGTAGGAAACGAATAATAGCAAAGCCATTACCAGCTTTATCGCGGGTAGGCTTCCAAATTTTACCTTCGTTGGGGTCTGAGTAGCTCTTCTGTGTAATCTTTTCGAGCTGTGAGTTCAACTTGTTAAGTGATGTTGAACGATTCTTTTTCAGTGCGTTGAAATCCATAGTCATGGTTTATTTCTCCTAATTTTGCGTTGTATAGCGTTTGTTTTATATTGCGATGTATATGTGGAATGTGTCCACCATCTATTTATATCAAAAGAAGTAGTCTTTGATAACCTTTTTAAACTTTTTTTGATCTATATCTAAGAAAGGATAATACTTCTTAGATAGTCTTATAATATCACGTGCCACGATTTTGTCAACCAAATTTGCATCCCAATAATCAAATATCTTTGCGGAATGCGTAAGTATCGTAAAAGTTTCAAGTGTTATTTGTCTTTGTATAAAGAGACGTAATATCTCAGGATGTTGTCCATTAACTGAAACAAAATTATCCTGATATACGTCTCTTAATTTGGTTAGATCTTCTTTAACTACGCGAGTAAGCGAGTCTCGCTTCTTCAACCAGTCAATATATCGATCTTCACCTGCTTGCTCAAGAATTTCTCTTATCCATATATTAGGCTTAACTATCATGTTAGCCATTAGTAATTTCTCTGGATCATCTTTTTGAGCAAGCTTATGGAAGAAGAAAACATCATTACGAGTACGATACGTATCGAATGAAGCTCTAATCTTTCCTCTGTACTTATGATAGTCGTATTGATCAGTAGTAAAATGCTTTTTCATAGCAAGATACTTTACGTAACAATTAAACGACTCTTCATTAGCAAAGCTCTGTGATGTCTTTATCATCTTCTCTTATAACCATTTTCATTTTAACAGCTTCGTTTCTTACTTTCTCTTTTAAGATCGAAGACTTTTTAACAATATCAGCAACCGCCTCTATTTCTAAATCATTTTTACGAGCATATTCAACAAGAGCATCAACATAGTTAACGCCAGTTTGTAACATATATGATATATCGTGGTGTACTTTTTCTGGAGTTCTTGGATTTATAACCTTTTCCTTATTATCCATTTAATGTTTTCACCCCAGACAACCAATTACTCGCAGCACTTTCTGCCCATGTAATAGATTTACCTTGATATAATTCTTCTTGAATAAATTCTTCGTTAATAAAAAATCTGCATCCACAACCATCTGTTGTTGTAAAATATTCAGCCTTAAGTGTTTTTCCTGCTTTTTCTACTATTATAGTATCGCCTGCCATTTTGTGTTCCTTAATATTAGTAGTTGCTTTAATTGAACCACAATTAGAACAATGAACTACAGTCACGAGGAACAAGTGTTCGCCGAATGTCAATGTTTGTGATTCAGATATTATGTTTACTCTACTACAACATGCATTAATTGTAAACCCTTTTTCCATTTAAATTACCTCAAATAGAACGTCGTCGACGTATTGGTTTTTTCCTTCCTCTGAAATACCCATAGCTAAAATAGATCTATGAAGATGAGGGTTCATCTTTTGATTTGTGCAGTATTTGTTAAGTAATGGTTTTGTATCACGATTTGATACAAACGCACTGTCTTTAAGATTAGTTAAGTAATGATCAACCAAATCTTTTGTTATGGCCATAAACTGGTCTAGTTCTTCGCCATCTCTAATATTGCCAACAGCTAGCATATTATCAGAGAAAATTTCTTTAGCCCATTCGGGTAGTTCTCGTGGTTTATTCCATTCGATACCGTAAACTTTTTTCGCCATATAATCATTATAAGCATGATCATAACCATGTAGTGGTGAAAAGTCCATAAACGAACCTGTAATTTTTTTAGGTCCTGCTACAATATCAAATCCCAAAATCGGCAGTTCAATGCCTACTCTTGGAAATATATTAATATGCATAAGCCATAAACCTTTACCATCATCAGGTACAATAGTTTTAAGATGGACTTTACTTACTTGTTCGGATTTCCAAAAAGTATCTTTCCAATCTTTAAATTTTAGATCTTCTGTATACTTTTCGTTATTATAACGAGTAAATTGCTGATCAAAGCATTGTGTAAGATGATCAGCATATTCGTTTAGTCTTATCCAGAGTGGGTGCATTTTGAGTTCTTCTTATGTGTTTTATATCCGCCTACAAACTTGTTATAGACTGTTGCATGCTTTAATTTTTCATACTCTTTTGTATCTACTACATGAGTTTTGATTTCTACTTTGTTTTCAGTTAAAGGATGTAGATAAACGAGAGGTTGACCTGCGTCTAAATCTAATTGTTTTCCAGCCTGTATCATTAAATTAATATGTGTTCCATTCTGATATTTGTAATTAACGACACCAGGCGGAATAAGCATATCTGATGCAGCTGCGCCATAAGACCAAAAAGCTTGAGACCAATAGAAGTTTACACCAGTTTTTTCTCTTAAAACCCAGGGCGAAAATATCTTTAAATGCTTAAGCGGTGCAAATTCACCCATTGGAGTTGCTTCAGGACTATTATGAGATTCCATTCCAAAGTTGCAAAGTTTATTTGGGTATTGGTATGAAAACGTTCCATCTACTTCTACTCTAAACATCAAATCTGCCCATAATGAAATAGTAAAGCTATTATTAATATTATCTTGAAAGCCTTGACACATTTTAAACGTAGCAGTTTTTCCTACTAATCCTTGAGTGCTTTTCTTTTTTATTACGGTTTTCATGTCAGTAAACCAACTCGGTAAATGCTTATTAGATCTTTCTATTGGATATTTTGCAATATTTTCCTGATCTGTAAAAGCATCTACCGTTATTTTTTTCCTTCTATGGAAAATCATTTCTTTTTACGTAGCCTTCTTAATTTATTATATTCATTTACTAATCTAGTTTCAGATATTGATTTCTGAAGTCTTCGCCTGGTTCGTGCTGCTCTACTTCGCAACATCCTTAAAGCACGAGGCTTTGGCTTGAGGTTAACTTCTTCTAATGCTTCATTATGCATTGTATTCCTCCTTGTATAGATTATTAATTTATAATACCATATTTTTACGTATATGTAAACGTTTATTTAGATAATTCGTCAAACAGTTCTGAAGCAAAGTCGAAACAACGTTTAGCTTCTACTTCCATGCCATCGTGTAAAAGTTTTCTGAATTCTTCAATAAGAACTTTAGTATCACCTTCAAATTCATACATTACACCTTTCCCAGGTGTTTTAGCTTTAATGATTTGTCCGCCGTGTAATTCACCAAAGTGTCTTACATACATATGAGACAGTAAACCATCATTATCATCTGCATCAGCTAAACCTTGCATGTGTGACATACAACGGCCTACAGATTCTGGATAATGATCAATATCATCAAACCCGTAGATCTCACCAAGTTCTTCAATATCTTGAAGTATACGTGGTGCCCTATAAATTGTTGCAAGATGTGGGGGAATAATTACAATATCTTCTAATAACTTGTAGACTAGATATTGGCAATTAAGAAATTTATAATATACGAATGGATCAATACCACCGCTTATTAATTGCTTAGCAAACTTTCTGCGTTCTGCGGCTTGGTGATGTGCCCAAGTGAGTTGCTTTAATTTGTTTGTCATAATGTAAACGCCTCTCTATAATGATGTAATATTATTTATAACAACAAAAAAGGGAGCCGAAGCTCCCTTAAATGTAACTTACTGTGTAGAGTAAGTTAATGAAATTTACTGTGTAGAGTAAGTTTAGAAGTTAAAGCTTAAAGTCGCTTTTGGTGTGTATGCTTCTGCATCGATGTCATAATCTACTGCACCTTCAAGATCTAAACCTTTTAGATTGTATGTATATGAACCACCTACATGCTGAGCCATATCGTCTTGATCACCAGATAAGTAAGCAGTTACGCCCATTACTGTTGCGTCAGCTTCAAAACCAATATTTTCAGATGCTGAACCGTAAGACATTGCACCGCCTAAACGAACTCCGTCAATCATTCCTGCTGTATCTGCACGACCTGCAATTACCCAGTCTTGTGAATCAATGTTATAGTCACCAGCTGTTGATATTTCGAGGATTGAAAGATCCATACCGTATGTTGCTTGAACATTAGAAATATCTGTTACGTCTGTAGATACACTTGTAAATCCAAGAGCTACTGTTGCGCCTAAACCTGAAATTTGTAAGCTTTCATTCATAGTTGGCTCTTCGATTGTTGAACCTGCTTCAGTTGAGATCCATGCATTACCTTGATCTCCGAAAGATAAACCCATGCCTGCTACTGTTGTGCCCATTGACCATTCGTCTAATTTAAGTTCATCTGAAGAACCTACTACGAAATCCATTGAGCCTGTTGCTAAGCCGTTAGCAAGATTACCATTAAGTTCGAACGAAGTAGTAGCGCCGTACTTATCGTTTGCACCTTCTGCGATTACTGTTTCGATTGAGCCACCGAGTGTGACTGCCGCTGGTGCTTCTGGAGCAGCTTCCTCTGCGAATGCTGACGTTCCTAAAAATACTAAAGCTGTTGTTGTTAAAAATTTATTCATACTACTTCTTTCCTTTTCTAATAGTTTGTATGTATGCGAACTTTTCTGTTGCTAGGTAAGTTGCCAACCCCCTGTGTTTATGCTGCTAGAGCATAACCAGATGGTGCGAAATTTTCATTTGCATTTAGTTTAATTGATCTATACGCGATCACCCGATGAACTCCACTTAGCTATCCCGTCCGTCGATCCTAGTTCATCCCCATCAAAAACACACATAATGCGCTTGTGGTGGAGATGCGCGGTACTGCCCCGCGGTCCGATCCGTATTCACGTCACTTCAACGTTCACTAAGTATATATAATGTAAAATGGGCCAAATGTAAATACAAGAGGCCCATTAAAAGTAATATGTGATAAAAATATTACACTGGATTAATCACAGTATGAATAAGTAATACTAATGCTACTGAAGCACCAAGACCAACCATCATTTTTCCAAAGTCTTTAGCAACTAATGGAAATACTGATTTTGTTTTCTTTTTACCAAAGTATGTAGCCATTGCAAGTTCTCGACCTGCAAGTAAACCAACGAAAACCCATGTTGTACTCATAGGAATATCATTTAGTTCTTTAAAGAAGTATAGACACAACCAATAGAATAAATCAATCAATGTGGCCGATCGTACGTATCGAGTGTTATGTTTCTCTAATACGATTTGCTGGATCTTACCACCCCGTTCTCTAAACATAAAGAACAATCCACCGACAAATACAAATGATATAAGTATCATTAAGTCTACCGGTACTTGCCTTGGTAAGAATACTGCGATGTTAGCAATATCGTGTGATAACCAAGTGTACCATAAACCACCAGTAGCAACCCATTGAGCAACGCGCCAATAGTTCTTATTACTTTCGCTTACGGGCTGAGTTTCATCATACCATCTACCGAAATACTTATGAATTGCAAACCATACAAGATAAGCAAACGCAGCCGCTACACCATAACCCATAATAGATTTCATTAGCATTTTTTCCAACACGAACGTTGAAGCGAATACAGATAAAACTAAAAATGATGTTGATACTGGTACACCAATACGAGTTAATGCAAC